CTGTAGACTGTATGCCAGACCACACCGATCTTGGATCTTGATATTTTTTTAGCGAGTTCGCTTTTCTTTGGTATCGCATAAACAATCGTATTAGGATGGAAAGTAACATACGATTCTCCATCAATAGTATCTGTCGATAAATCTTCTGTAGTGTAGAGAAAATCACCTTGTATCACTCCTTCAATTCCCAACTTTGCGAATTCTGAAAGTGCTACTTTGAACTTAGAGTTGAGGTCACCTTTAATAGAACTGTCATTATCAATTTCTTGGGCTGTCTTATAAACTTTTGGATTTTTGTTGAACACACCTTTCTTCGCAATGAAGAACTTACCATCTGATGGATCAATGCCTGCAAAGATTGCAGGTGCACCATCCCATTTGACTGATAAGTTTACGGCAGATTTAGAATTACCACCTAACATGTCTCTGATTGCACGAAGGTAATTAATTACGTTACGTGTGCCTGTTACTCCACCATCGATCACTGCATCTTCTGCATGTGTCATGTGAAGGTTTTTTTCTTCGGATAGGACGAATTGACTAAAACGTTGCATTAGAATCTGATGTCCTTGTTAACTGTGATGTCTGGTTGGAGTCCAAAGAACTTCAACACATTTGACATTTTACCACGAACATACTGAGTAGCTTTGCTGATGTAACCACCAACTTTACCCTTGACTGTCTGCAACATACGTCTGAATGAATTCTCGTCCAATTGTTCAGTTTCTTCTTTAAGGTTCGCATCCACAATAAGAGAAATTACAGACCAGAAATTATACTCACCTGTCTTCTTACCTTTAAGTTTACGTGAAGATGTTTTGAAACGTGCCTGTAGTTTCATTTGATCTGCAATCATTTTGCAGTACGCATCGTCATTTACAGATGTAATTTTTGTTGAAGACCCACTATGATCTGATACTACCATAAACTCTGCCGCAGAATTACTGCCTGTTCCATACTTCATGAACCCAGACATTGCCTCACGTGCAAATTCTATTTTGAATTGTTCATTTGTTTGGAATAGTACGCCTAGTTCATTCATAATCGTCTTGTGTGCCGCCTCTCCTTGGTTGACAAGAGGGTTCTCACGAGATTTGATGAGAGGACGTAGTTGAGTTGGTGCCAGAGATGTGGTCACAAAATCCTCAAAAATCCCCACAACCTTTTTCAATTGTGCGGATTCTTCGATTTTAGATTTTTCCATCGCTGCATAAAATGTTGCAACTGATTCTGATTTACCACCAGACATTAACTGAGCCATTCCAATTTTCAGTGATAAACGTTTATTACCAATCAGAATGTCACACTTAGGTGTAGTGTCTGTTGCACCATAAGTCTTCCAGAAACCAGTCAGTTTAGATTTAGCACGTCCGTACTGTTCTGCCTTAACATTATTACCCAACTTAAAATGGTCTTTAATGTCTTGTGCAATACGTTTACCCGCTTCGATGTACTCAGGATTCTGTAGAAGTAAGGTGTGTACTTTATCAGTAATACCTGCAGTTGAGGCATCGAAGGGTTGGTTAGTAATTGCATACCAACCCATAACGATTGCAGCCTCGAAATCTTCTGCTTTGATTTTAGATTCCGTGATGTAAGATTTGTAGGATTTCATGTTCGAACTCAAATTATTTGTTGCTTTCGAACTATTTATCATTGCAAACCACTCACGTCATCAAAGATATTCTTCTTTGTTTTCTTGAGTGCAGGTAGTTCACTAGGGAGTGCAGGTTTGGTAACCTGACTGTTATTGTCCATAGACTGACCAATATTATCCTGCGCACTTGGTTCGAGGTCATAGATCTTCATCTTGGATCGATCAATACCTACGAGGAACCTACGGTAATATCCAGTATCACCCCAACGGTTCTTCAACTGTTTCAACATAAGTTGTCCTAGTTCATCTAGTTCTTCTGTAGTCACCAGTCCTAGAATGCAGTCGGCAGTGTGCGTAATTCCCATACTCTCAGAAGTATTAGTAAGGTCAACGTCACTATTCCCATAGCCGTCACGATTGAACTGAGACGAAGTAACCACAGCACAATTAAATTCCATTGCAAGTCCACGTACCTCTTCTGCTATTGATTTTACAAGTGTGTAACTATTTGCTGCGGCGGCACCTTTAACACGTGCGGATGCACAGATATTCAAATAGTCTACGAAGATAAGATCAGGTACAAACCCTTTCTTCATTCGCAATTCATTCAACAGGTGTCTGAAGTGACCAGTATGTGCTGATCCTGTAGGATATTCTTTTACAATCAGTTTACCTGTCGTCTTAGATTTGTATCGTCCCATACGTTTCTCAAACACATGACGTGGTGTAGTGGATACTTCATCCAACGTCACATCCATGATGTTCGCATCAATACGACGACCAATCTCTTCCTCTGCCATCTCCATAGTAATATAGAGGACATTGTTACCGTACATCAGTGCATTCGCCGCCATGTGACATTTAAGTAATGACTTACCACCACCAGTCGTGGCGAGTAGTACAGTCATAGACTTACGAGGCAAACCACCTTTGGTGATCTTATTCAGAATATCAATGTCAAAGGGAATGCGTTCTTCTTTTCGGTGATAGTACTCGTACCGATCTTCGCTCTCTTCTAAGAAGTCGTGTCCAACACTTGTGTCGAAACTGATACTGAGAGAGTCAGATAGGAGTTGGGGGATAGAACCTTTATCAAGTCCTTCACCTTCACCTTCAAGAATGTTGATTGACGAACGAATAGAGTTGTACAGATCACGATCTTGACAGAACCTTTCAGTCTCATCAATAAGAAACTGCATGTCTGTTGTGTCATCACGAGAGATACTGGATACTTCAGACTGAGCGTCTTTGTATTGATCCTCGTTCAAGTCTTTACGTTTGTCAATGGAAAGCTTGAGAGCCTCCACGGATGGAGGCTCCTTGTATTGTTCGACATACGTTACAAATGTTTGGAACACTTTACGTAGCGTGATGTCTTCGAAGTAATCTTCCTTCAGATATGGGTATACCTTGCGGTAGTATTCATCATTAAGAAGTAGATTCGATAAGATCGTCTGTTCTATCATTGTGGTGCTCACTGTTTAATTTGTACTTGCGCTCAATATACACGTTAAATGCATCGTTGTCAAGTAGTTTTTCAAAGAATGCATCATCTTTTTCGATATCTTTCAATCGACGACGAGGTTCAATGATTTCTCCTGTGTCTAAGTCTACAAGGTTATACCAACCCTGCGTGGACTTAGCAATGAAACCAGCTTCCAATGCGAGGTCAAACAATGCCGACCACTTCTGGATGCCGCTATCATATAGGACAGTGAATGGAAGTTTAGATTTCTCTTTGACAAATCGTGACTTCTCAATATTGATAGTGAACTTAAATCCTGCGAGATCTGTACCATCCTTCTCTTGCGATTTGGTAATGATAAAGATCTGGTTTGCAGAATAGTAGATCCCTGTACCACCAGACACGATGGCTTTTGGGAACATACCGATCTCTTGGTACACGTGGTTGATTGCAAGTAACGGAATGTTTCTCGCAGTTAACTTAGGCGTAACAATACGGAAGAGAGATTTGAGTGCTTTGGCACGAGACATATCGGCAACTGCCTTCTCGTTCATTGCATCGTCAACTTCTTTCTTCGATGCGAGGTTACCAACCGAATCGATCATGACGAACACATTGTCATCTTTCTCAATCTGATCTAACCTCTTAGTAATATCGAACTTAAGTTCTTCGACATTCTCTACTGGGATATGGATCACACGATCCGTATCGATGTTGTAACTTTCTAGATATTCTGGTGTGATACCATATTCAGAGTCATACAATAGTGCAACTCCGTCTGCGAATTTATCTAGATAGGCTTTCATGCAGTACAAAGACAGTAAAGTCTTAAATGACTTTGATTGTCCTGCAACCACAGTTAAGCCTGGGATTAGTCCACCCTTCAATGACCCACTAAATGCAATGTTAACGATGGGAAGTTCCGTTTGAATAGGATTCTTCTCTTCGAAAAAACTGGACTTACTGAGGATTGACGAGGACTTCACTGCTCCTGATTTGAGCATCTTGTCTAAAAGACTCATTATTTAATTTCCCTCTGCGATTTGCGCCAACTTTGCTTTGTAACTTTCGATCTTTTCTACACGATCAGGCCAGAAGATTGTACTCTTCTCTGGTGATTTGCATAGGTTGTCAAGGAAAGGAACAACTGATTGATACAGTTTCTCCAAACTTGCTTCCAATGCGATCTTCTCATTAGTGAGATCACTGAGTTGCCCTTCGAGATCGTCTGCGGCAGCTTTAGTAGCTACCGCAGTTTCTTTTACTGCTTCAATCTCATCATCGATGAAACTGAAACCAAAGTCGAAATCGATTATATCAGATGTCGATTTGTTCATACCGTCTTAACCTTTTGCAAGTTCCTTGAAGATTGATAGATCGTCGTCATCATCTACATCAGAAGTCGGTGCAGGGGCGGATTTAAAAGGTATGTCATCCGACTGTACCTGTGCCGCTACTGGCGCTTTTGGTGTATAAGACGTGCTCAAGTCTAAACCATCGTCGTCATCGTCATACGAACTAGACGCTGTTGGACCTGCATCTTCACCAAGATCTAACACTCTATATAGTTTTGTTTTCAAATCTGAATAAGACTTGAAGTTCTTGGCATCAAGAAGTTCTTGTAAAGAATGTTGTTGGTTGTAGATGGTTTCCAACTCATCATCATCTGTGGCCATTGCTGATGGCGCATCAAATTCTGACTTGTCGTAGTTTGGATAACCTTCGAACTGACGGATCTTCAGACGGAAGTTTGCACCTTCCCAGAAGTCGAATGGGTTCACTGGTGATTCGTCTTCGAACGTTGGGTTCATCAAGTCATTCAACTTGTCGAAGATCTTCTTACCGTATTGGTACATGAACACCTTACCTTCGTTCTCAGGATTTGCACCATCCTTGATCACTAAGATATTTGAAATGTACTTCAGTCGACGTTTCTGTTTACGTGCTTGCTCTTTATCAGAGTCGATACCTGAGTTCCAGAGTTTGGAATTGTACTCTGACACTGGATCATCTTGATTCAATGTAGTCAGAGAGTTTTCGATATACCATTGACCTGATGGTCCTTGGAAACCGTGATCCCAGATGCGTACAAATGGCATCTCTTCACCTGCAGGTTCAGGCAAGAAGCGAATGATTGCAAAACCATTACCCGCTTTGTCACGAGTTGGTTTCCAAAACTTTCCTTCATTAGGATCTGAATATGATTTTGTGGAAATTTTATCTAGCTGGGCATTCAACTTATCAAGTGATGACGTGCGAGATTTCTTAAGTGCTGCGAATGACATATATTGTCTCCTTTGTATAGCAGTGTATTACGTTATATTGCGATGTATTAGATGTCAAAGTGATTCTTGACAATAGTCTTGAACCGTTTCATATCTAACATCAAGAAAGGAAAATACTTCCTTGAATGATGTATTATATCAGATGCCACGAATTTGTCAAGCAAATTCTGCTCCCAATACGAAAAAATATTTGCAATGTGTACTAGTATTGCAAATGTTTCCAGTGTTATCTTCTTCTGTAAGTACAGAGTCAATACGACTGGGTGTTGACCATCGGTTACGAAGTTGGATTTCCAGTCATCTTCGAGATGCTTTAAGTCCGACTTGAAAGTGTAACCTAACGAATCAATTCTTTTCTTCCATTCGACGTACAAGATGTCGTCCTCTGCGATATCTCGAATCCATGCATTTGGGTTCTTGACTAAGTTTGCCAGAAGGACGTTCTCGTAATCGTCTTGTTTAGTTAGTTTTGCAAAGTAAAATGCATCAGGGCGACTTTTAAATGTGTCGAATGAGGCTCTTACTTTACCGTTATATTTATGAAAATCATAACTTGGAGATGTGAAATGTTTCTTCATTGCAAGGTACTTTATGTACGCCGCATATGACTGATCATTCACATAACTCGGTAATGTCCTGTTGTTCATCGTTGCGTTTTACCATTCTCAAAACTACAGCTTCTGATCTGATCTTCTCTTTTAGAATAGAGGATTTTTTGATCACATCTGCAACTGATTCAATTTCTAGGTTATGCATCTGGGCATAATCTACTAGTGCATCTATGTAAGGAACCCCATTTGCGACAGCGTCTGCAATTGCGAGGTGTATTTTTTCTGGTGTCAGCGACACCACTGTTTCATTCATTAATCTGAGATCTCCTGAAATAATATGTTATTGATATAATAATCTTTGTCCTCATCGGAGATACCCATGGCACGAATACTATTATGTAACTGATCGTTCTTCTTTTGGTTGATACAGTAGTTGTTAAGGAGAGGTCTTGTTGGCATCCCCATCTCTACTGATTCGTCGTTCATCTTATCTAGATAATAACATATTAATTCGGTGGTGGCAAGCAAAAACTGATCTGTTTCTTCTGCCCTTACGTTACCAACAGCCATCATGTGGTCACTGAAGATTGCTTCTGCCCACTCTGGGAGTTGACGAGGTTTCTTCCAAGTAAATTTATCTGCCTCTTTGTTAAAGTGTTGACACATTACGTGATCTTCTGTACACACTGGTGAGAAGTCAAAGAACGCACCACTGATCTTGTTAGGACCTGCAATGATGTCGCACCCAAGTATAGGCATATCAAAACCATTCTTTGGGAAGATGTTCAGATGTAGTAACCAGAGTTTACGTGAGTCGAGAATGTCAATCGTCTTGAGGTGACACTTCTCTACAACTTCACCAGTCCAGAACCTATCTGACCACCCAGTGAACTCTTGTACGTGTAATGGATTGTGATACGGATCAAGGTACTTGGTGAACAAGTCTGCAATCGTGTCAGAAAACTGTATGAGTTTTTCAGTGTTCTCAGTCATTTTTACTCAATTCTTCGAATGAACGAAATGCGAAATCAAAACAAATTCTTCCTTCATCTGCCATAGAATCATCAAGTAGTGTACGCATACCTTGAATGAGATCGTAACGATCATCAAAGTCGTAGTACTTACCACTGCCTGGAACTTTCTTCTTAATCATCTGACCACCATGTAGATCACCAAAGTGTCTTACATATACGTGCGCAAGAAGCTTGTGATTGTCATGTTTAATAGTATCGATGTAGTTCACGTATTCGACAGTTGTATCCAGTGCATTTTCAATTGCACTCAGGTTTTCTAGTTCCATCAATTCATGCATGTCTTCAAAGATTGCGTTCGCACGAAAGATGGAGTGAAACTTTGGATCAAGATCTACCACACCTTCTAGCGCACCGTAACAAATCATCTGATTGAACAGATACAGTTGATAATCTTTCGGTTCAATATTTCCCGACATAAGTGCTGTTGCGAATGCAGATGTTTCTGCACGTTCATGATGTTCCCAAGTGAGTTTTTTCAAATTACTCATTTACTATCCTCTCCAAAAGTGTACCTTGTTGTGCCGTCTTTTTTCTTTTCTACTTGCAGTTCGATCTGACCAAACAAAAAATATCTAACTCCACGTTCTTCAGGTATCTCTTTCTCTATTATAATTTGGTTTCTCGCAGGCAAATGCGATTTAAATTCTTCTAATGAATGTACACAGTTAATGTGACCTTCGATGTCTGTCATATTGTTTGACTGAACTGCGAAATATATATCTCTGCGTTTCTTCGTCCAATGACTTTGAAACTTTATCAACTCGTGCATCTTCATCTCTATATGTTCGGAAGACGTATTGATTATCAGTAGGTCTACCTCTTCACCAAAGACTGGATGCTTTTCCTTTGTCAAGTCTGCCGATCTAAACTGCACGTTATCGTATTCATTTATTATAGATGCAATGTGATTCGCTTCTTTATCGATATCAAAACAAAACATCTCCTTTACAAGTGGTGCAAGTACTGGAACTAATATCGATCCGTACCAAGAACCAATGACTATTACTTTCATTTCTTTGTGTATTATACCACTTGTTAAGACACTTGTCAAGAGTTCTTTTTTCGAAATGAATTGATTTTTACTAATCGAATCGAAAATGTCCACAGTTTTCTCTGGAAACCTTCTACTCACCTCAAAAATATTTTGTGCATATCCTATATCGAATTTATTATCAAACAGATCTATTTTTTGCATACCCAATCCTCAATCACCAAATAATGTAGTCCAGTTCTCTTGAATGTATCTACGGCATTCTGTGGTGTCTCGACAATAGGTTCCTGACAATTGAAACTCGTATTCAACAACATAGGAACGCCAGTCTCTTCTTTAAACGCACTAATCAGCTTCCAGTACTTCTCGTTAAAAGACTTGTCTACCGTCTGTATACGTGCAGTACCGTCGACGTGAACGATGCCTGGCACTACAGATTTCTTCTCTTCTTTGACAGGCATGATGCGTGACATGTAAGGAGAGGGTTGATTCGTATCAAAGTATTCCTGATAGTCTTCGATCAATACAGATGGAGCGAATGGACGGAAGTCCTCTCGCTTCTTGATATCTCTATTGATGATGTTCTTAATCTCAGGGTTACGAGGATCTGCGAGGATGGATCGATTACCCAGTGCACGATTACCACTCTCTGATCTACCTTGATACCAACCTACAATCGCTCCGTTTGCAATTTCCTTCGCAATAAATGGATATATGTCATCCATATTCATTCGTTCATAATTCATATCACCAAAAATCTCTTCTTTTATTTCATGTTCAACGCCAGCATATACGGGCGGAATATGTGTATTGTTATTTAGGACATAGTCTGCCATCATATACATGCCCAAAGACTGTCCTTCATCACCAAGTGCAGGTGGAATGTACACGTTCTTGTATATCTTTGAGATCATTTCATTCATGTAACCGTTGTACGCCACACCACCACTCAGTGCCACACTGTCAGATGTTTTATGTTCTTTTATCAAGTCCATTATACGGTCATAAGTTAACTGTTGCATCGTTGCAGCGAGATCTCTGCCAGGGATCTGTTTCTTGTTACAGAAAGAGAGAATTTCAGACTCGTGCATGGGAAGAAATTTATTAGAACCCCCATCCCTAGAAATTTCATCTAATACTGGATATAGTTGTTGATCCACCTTACCGAATGCCGCTAAACCCATTACTTTACCAACTTCGTGATCTAACCAGATACGTCTATCCATTAATTTACCAACTATCGAAGTGGTTGCAATCCATGTTCTACCAAGATTGAAAGTATTGCTTAGGTTCGTAACGTTCTGATCTTTGTCGGCAATGAAACTTGTAAACCTGTTACCCCCACCATCAATCGCAAATACATCACATTCGTCAAATCCACTTTGGATGTATGAATACGCCGCATGAGCCTGATGATGATCCGCATAGAATAGGTTATCTTTATAATAGTGTTCGAAAAGAGTCTTTGGATTGTAGTCTAATAACGCCTCTTTGTGAGGAATGAGATCTGACCAGAATCTAAAAAAAGCATTATTTCTAGGTATAGACATCGCCATGACATCATATTCATTCCACTGTGGAGTGATTACATTTTCATAGTGGAGCATCATCCCATAATCATTTGGATGACAGGATTTGAGATCTCTTGGTGTTGGATCTGCTCTTGTTCCAATTCTGTTACCTTTGACACGTGAATATCTTTCGGCAACCCAATGAGTTTTACCATCATACCATGTTTGATCATGTGATGTTAATGCAGATCCAATTAATTTCATTTGAATATATCTTCTGTTACCTCATGAACTTTTCCTGCAAATGGTTCTGGAATATCTTTCCTACCATTCAGAACATAGTTACAATGCATGTAAAGACCCATAGACTGACCTTCGTCACCAGGCGCATTTGGTACAAAAACATTTTCCCAATGTTTGGTATATTTTTCGTTGAGATATCCATTGTAAGATACACCCCCTGCAACACACAGATTGTTTGATGTCTTATGTGGTAGGATTGTGTCTAGTACAATTTCATTTGTAAACTTCTGAAGAGTGAATGCCATGTCTTCTTTCCACATCGCATCATTAGTGTAAGGATCGAAGAACTTTTCTTCTGGCCAATACTTACCGTCTTTCACTTTGAACTCTTCGAACATCAGATAGAAAATATCTTCCCATCTTGGTGAATACTTACCGAACCCTGCAAGTCCCATTAACTTACCTTCGTTAAGAACACCAAATCCACCAAGTCGTGTCATGACATTCCACAACCAACCAACTGGAAGATCGTTACTTAGATTGATTATCTCTTGTGTATCTGATGGAATAAAAATAGCTCTGAATGTATTACCTTGTCCATCAATGATAAAGATATCTGATTCTTCATAACCAGAGGATAGGAACGTGTGTGCGGCATGACACTGATGATGATCTGCGTAATAGACATTGTCTTTCGTCAGATGATCCCAAAGATGTTCTGGTACATACTCGTCTGTTTCTTTGGCGAAGTCATTACCAAGTTTATGGAAGTACGCATCTCTACCATAGAGTTTCACTCCATTGACTGTTATATTAGTCGCAAAGATTTCGTCACTGTCAACGTGACTATCCCAAAGGTTATTATACATGTTTTGAAAAGGAATTTGTTCATTGATAACTTTGTTATCTAGATCCTTATACCATCTGCGTTGTTGTTCGACACTCGCACCGTATTTTAGTTTCCAGTAACAATGTTTACGACGAGAAGAATCATCATACCTTTCATATTGTATGTGATATTCTCCATCGTATGTGTTGTGATCATGTAAGTTTAGAGGTTGGGCAAAGATCTTTTTCATTATCCAACCATCTTATCAAGTATCTTTTCCATCATTAAAGCTTCGACTCCACTGTCTCGTCTGGACAATTTCTCTGTACAGTTCTGACAATACTTCTCGAACTCGAATAATTCAAAGTTCATCATCTTATCAATATTTTCTTGTGTCACGTCAAAGTGCCGTGAACCATTGATCACCTTCTTACTACAGTGCCTAATCTTTTTCAATTCGAAATCAATTACTGGAACACGAGGGAACAAAGAACACATTCGTCTTGTCATCTCTGGTTCCTGATCGAACTTATCATAGGTGGGTGATCGTGAGTTGTATTCTTTGAACTGTGTGTTCTTGTGGTATAGATGCATAAGACCATGCTTCTTTCTATACTCTTCAAAGTTCGGTGTCATAATAATCAGATTATAATTGTTGTTATCATTCACTGTTAAGAAGTCATAGTTACCTAACTTTTCAATACGGTCTTCATAGAAGTCCAACACTAAGTGTTCCACATAATGGACTGCAGGATCATCTAAGATGTGAGGATAGAATTTCCGAATCAAACTGTTAGACAGAACAACTGGCGTGAGATTAGGATATTTCTTAATCTCATCGATGACTTCATCTAAGTTGTTAGTAAGTGCAGGTTCACCACCAAGTAGGTTGATCCTCGCTTTGTATGGACTTAACCATTTGAGTAACGGTGATATGAAATCCATGTCCACATCTAAGTTACGCATCTCAGTTGTCCACGCAGTACAATAGTGGCAAGATTTGTTACAAGACTTTGTAAGATAAAAGTCTATACCAAATCCAAAGGCTTCTGATGACATTATAAAATTCCTGTGATTGACTCTATGACTGTATTTATTTCATCGTCCGTAAGGAAAGGATTGATAGGAAGTGACATAACTGTCCTTGATGCGTTCACTGAGTTGGGTGTATCACAGTTATATCCATTCAATACTGGATTTTCTGTAAGTGAACAATCATAGTGGACTTTAGGACTCCACTTCTTTGACATCTTGATAGACTGTATTACGAAGTCTCTCGTCTCTTGATCATCGAACCGTACCACGTATTTGTGGTAATTGTGTTGCAACGTACTACGAGGTTTCTGTGCTTGCGTGATGAGTTTTCTCTTAAACGCTGCATCATACTTCTTTGCAATCTCTTGTCGTTTGGATTGCCAGACTGTTAAGTGTTGTAATCTCCAATTGATGACCTCTGCATTTGGTACATATAGTTTAGAGTTCATAGACCCAGGCACTACGAACAACTCTCCCTGTTTACCGTGTCGACGCATTGACATAACTCTTTGTGCCATGTCTTTATCGTTAGTCATAAACATACCACCGCCTGCAAGACCTGCGATAACCTTGTTTGAATTGAAACTTAAAACACTGCAGTCACCAATAGTTCCTGCTTTACGACCATCAAGACTTGACCCAAGACCTTGTGCGGCATCCTCTACGAAAAGAATACCTTTGTCTTTACACCAATCTTCAATCTCTCTAGTGTCATTCATAGATCCATACAAGTGAGTATAAATGAGTGCCTTGGTATTGTCAGTGTAGTTGTCTTTGATAGACTGGAAGTCTAGGTGATAGGTGTCGATATCGATGTCTGCGAATACAGGTGTTGCACCTACACGTGTGATGCACGTTGCAGAGGATATCCATGAGAAGTTTGTCACAATAACTTCGTCACCTGCACCAATACCATTCGATGCTAGTGCGAAGTATAGTCCATCTGTTGCGTTTGCGACACCAACGGCATAATAACGACCTGTAAATCGTTCAATGTTCTTCTCTAGGAATTCAACACTACCATCATATTCTTTTCTCATCGCTTTGTCAAGTAGGGTATGGTAGTGAGACTGGTTATAGTCCCACTCACGATCCCATGCATCATAAGGTATCAATTTCAAACTCCTGTACGTATTTTAGTGTATTATACCATTAAAGATTCGATTTGTCAAGTTCATATGACCCATCATCGTGTTCTTTTTCTGTCATTTTTGCAGTTTTTCCCCAAGACTCTATAAGAGCTTTTCTTTCTTCTGTCATGGGTCTGGGTTCATAGAACTCTTCAAGTTCTGGGAAGACATCAAACAAATGCATCTCCCATCTTGTTCCCTCATAGTATTTATCTTGAAGTAACAAGTACTCAAAAATGTCTTGAAGATCTACGTGTTTTTCTGCAGGACGACTTAATGCCGCTTGAATATCTGGCCATTCTGCATATTTTGGTATCAGATCTTTTTTGATCTTCTCTGGTAGATTGTTAGTTCTCAACGCAGGAGGGTTCTCTAACATCGCCCAGTTCAACTGATCAATAACAGGATTTTGTTTACACCAATCAACCACTTCATAGAACCTCATTGCACTCAAGAAAGATACTAGTCCGTTAAAGTCCACAACTGCGTTGTCAAATGCACCACAGAGTTCGACGTTCTTCTCAACCTTTGCCCAGTCAGTTCTTCTACGCATGTATTCGATTACTGGACCGACACCGTCAACTGATGCAACAACTGCAACATGATTGAAGTAAGGAATATAGGTAAGAAGATTGTGTTTACCTGCCTTGGTTTCTGTCAAGTTAGTTTGGTACTTCAGAGAAATTTTCTTTGAGTGTCCACGATCAATCAGTGCGTCCAACATTTCATATTGTTTTTTCATAATCAAAGGTTCACCACCAATGATTTTGATACTCTTAATATAAGGTGCAAGTTCAACAATCTGATCGACAGATCCCTGTGTCTTATCTCTTAAAACACTTTGTACAAGTCTTCCATTTGGATTAGAGTTCTCACCGTGTGTGTAAGATGACCACACTCCTTTAGTAACCACACCAGCTTTCAAACTTTTCATTCGTGTAGTAGAATTAATGAAGTCACACATGTAACAATCAATATTACATTCTGATCCATAGATCTTTAACTGGACTTCGAATATTCTTTCACTTGGTGTATTGAACTCTTCTTTATAGTAGTGAGAGTTCTTAATCTTAAACTGACCAGTTTTTCTAAACTTGTCTACCTTCGACTCAATCTTATTCCAGAAAGGTGGATCATTCGTATGGATCTTCAAACAGTTGGTACGTCTTGAACGACCATACTTCTCTTCATCTGTATAACATCGGTTGCAGATCTTTTTAACGTTCCTCAGATCAGATCCAGGCGTTGTCATCTCACGTCTGATAGAGTTCATGTATTCACTATCTTCCATCCACTCAACAAGACTTACATCTTCTACTGACACACCACTTGATGCACCGAAACAACATGCCTGATACATACCGTCAAGTTCTGCATAGATCTGAGTAAATGGAATAGTACAGAAAAAGATATCTTTTGCCTTTGCGAGTTGAACAATTGAATTGTCCAACGCAGTTGTCATCTCACCTTTTTCGTCCATGTTCTGCCACCATGCGGCAGTACTGATATGGCCTGGAGTGTTCTTATCGCCAGGTCCGCCTTTAGTAAGATGGATGGGGTGATCTTTCCATACAACTGGTAGATCTCCAACTGGCCAGTCAAACGCCCATGCTTTTTCCTCACACCAGAAACACATTCTACATTCTGTTGTACCATCACAGGTTAAGTATGGAGATGTTCCAACGCAAGATCTACATATAGGAAACAAATCTGACATCAAACCATTTTCAATGAAAACACCTGCGACAAACTTCTTATCTACATTACAATAAGGTTGATAGATGTTGAACGGTGGCCATTTAGTACTCAGTCTCCACTCTTCTATTGTGTCGAGTTCTTGATCTCTGCGTCTTTCGCCCTTCTCAAAGAAATCTAGTTTGCGCATTTCTTCTGAAGGTGGGTTGCGTGTCATACCATCAAGACGAATCGCATTAGGATCGACTTTCTGTGCCTTTTCCATCATTGCCCAAGAAATTCTATCTACTTGAATAATCTTCGAGACTTGTCTTCGTCTCGGCATAGCTGCAAATGTTTCATTCTGTGCAGTGATCTCATCTACCTCTGCGTGAGTAATGAAGGTTTCATCCTTGTCATTGAAGTCATGGATCTCAATAGGTGGAATATTATTGTCTGGGAATTTGTTTTGCATCCACTCAACAATCAAACGTGCCGCAACCGCATCTTTCGGTGCGTTTTGATCTCGACATGTATATGGTACAAGTTGTACTTGTGGAAAATGTTTTGAAACCAAATACATGAGACTACAAGAGTCAAGTCCACCCGACATAGAGATAGGACATAATTTTGGAATTGTGTCTGGAAACAAGTTTATTGTTTGATCACCGTGTGTAATTTTCATTTGTTTGCCCTAACTATCTTTCATTCGTTCTAGTTCTGCGATAAAATCTATCGACTGTACAACACCTGCTTCTTTTGATTTACGCCAGAAGTCTGCAAATGCAACTATGTTTCTTTCTTTTTGATCTCTACCTGCGGCTTGGTACTCAATACACATTGGTAAATAGACTTTCACATCGTGACCTTCTTTTGCCCATGGAATTGCAGAATACGGTGTTTGATCTAATACACACCCTTTTGTATTTGTACCACCAAAGATAACTCTTCGAGGAATTACACCTTTATCAAACAACATAGTTTCGATGCTATGTATTGTGGGATATCTCACAGGATCTATTTGAACCCACCTGTGGAAGTCGTCAGCCTCTACCTGTTTGCGCAATTCGTTCATTTTAAACTCAGATTCTCTTTTATGATCTGACAAGATTATGAATTTCTTATGTCTACCAAAGAGCAAACCTCTCAGAGTACTCCAACGAAGTTCTTCAGACGCTTCATCTGTTGACAGGGGATGTCCTTCGAAATGAATAAGGACAATAACATCTCTTAAATGAGCTTGTTTCTTTTTATTCTTTGCCACGTTCTAACACTCCACTATCGTACATTTTCTCGTGTAAGTCCTTACCCATCCAGTAAGGTTTCAATTCTGGATATAGATCCCATAGACTACCTTTAAAATCAGAGTTTCTATATCTTAGATCCATCCTCAACAAATAATCAAACGTGTCTTGATAACTCAGACCACCGTTATCTTCTCTTAGTACCTGTTGAATGTCTGGGAAGTTATCATACTTAGGTATCAACTCCTGTTTAAGATCGTAAGGTAATACGTTTGCAGCTAACAGTTTGGGGTTTCTGATTTCCGACCAGTTCATCATAGACAACCAGTCGTCATTTGCTTCTGCCCATTCAATTAATTCGTAGAACCTAATAACACTCAGGAAGTTGATAACTCCATTAATATTAATTCTAACATTAGGGAACTCAAGAACTGTTTTAATATTCGCCTGGATTGTTTCCCAATTTGATTTACGTCTCATGTAATCGTTATATTTACCAACACCATCAAGAGATATTGTGAATTCAAATATATCGAAATGAGGAATGTAATCAAGAATATTCTTCTTACCGTTTGGACCATCTAATTCAAGAGATGCCATGTTAGTTTGGTACTTAACCATTATTTCTTTAGAATGTCCAGATTCTACGATACCATCAAAGACATCGTAGAATGATTTCATTACAAGTGGTTCACCGCCAATAAATTTTAGATTACGTATATACGGTGCAAGCCTTACAATGTTATCAGCAAACTTTGATTGCACCTGTCTCTTTGGATTATCGTTTGGCAACAGTGATCTTGCAGCGAAAACTTTTTGTCCCTGCATCGATTGCGATTGCATAGTCTGTGATCGTGTCGACGAATCAAATGGCATACACATAAAACAATCAAGATTACATGTGTTACCAAAAGTCTTGATTTGCATTTCGAAAACTCTGGATTGCATTCTTGCCTTACCAGTGTCTCTGAAAACCTGAACTGCTTCTGCAATCATTGGCCAAATACCAACATCATTTGTTTGGATTTTTAGAGATGCCTGTCTACGTGATCTTCCATATTCTTTTTCTTGTCTAATACAGTGCTCGCAGACATGTTTACAAGTCTCCAAAGGATCGTTTGGAGTTGTCATCTCTTTGCGCATCTTATTGAGAGTTTTATCATGGACAAAATAGTCTTCGATACTTTTCTCTCTGATGTTTGGTGGTTCATCATCTGGTGCTTCCATTGCCCAAGAACAAGGTAGGAATCGTCCCTTCACATCCGTATAGAGTAATTGAAACGGCGCAGAACAAAACCAGATGTCACCATCTCTGATTTGATCTTCGAAGAGTTTAAACTCTTGAAACCAAGAACTCATGTCAACAGTACCATCACCAAGGTACATGTCGCCAGGACCACCCTTCCAGAGGTGTGATTGGTTACTGTTGTTACTCATCTTTTAATGATCCTTTAAGTGGGTTCTCATTAATAGGTTGTTGCCAAGATATCTTTTCAACACCCTGATCTGTTTTACCATCTGGCGCAATTCTCAATCCAAAATCAAAATCTTCGTCTGACATCACTTTCCAAGGTGCTCTGTTTTCTTGTTGTTGTAAAACGGTTTGTTCTGGCGGGGGTGGAGGGTTTTCTTCCAACCAACGTCTTCTTGGAATGTTATGCCAACTCTCTAGTTGTTTGGTTCTGTGTGCCCAGTACTCTTTCTTTACTCTTGCTTCTCTATGCTTTGCATCAGGTGCGCCTAATTTAAAGTCAACGTTATCTCTGAGTAACGGATTGTCTGTACGGAAACCTCTATTAGTATTCACCACAAGTAGTGCAAAGTCTTCCTCTTTGGCGATCTCAATTGCACGTTCTAGTTCATGTTCGTTGTAACCAAAGACGATATACTGCCATACAATACAGTGTCCTAAATCACGACCTTGTTTCATACGCTTCCATACGTCATCAAAATTAGAACCAATACGATAGAGTTCACTCTTCTTGTCAATACCATCTACACCAAAGTACCAAGCGTTCTCACCTACACCATAACTATATGCTTCGTCCCACCACTTATCTGGTTTACCACTACCGACTGTTGCAATACGAACTGCTTTCTTCTTACCATCACATATCTTTAGAAGGCTTAAGAAGTCTTTGTGGTAGATTGGATCTGAGATTTGACCACAGAAAGTAATGCCGTAATCATAGTAGTCCAATATCTTTTTAAATTGTTCTGGTTCCAAGTCAAAAGATCTACGAATTTGCGTTTGACTCGTAGTCTTCTGTCTAATGCACTGAGGGCATTTGAAAATACATCTATGCGAAGTGTCAATGTTCGGACGACTTCGTCTCTGATTTTTTACGTACAGATCAGTTATTCGACTCATTGAACTGCCACTCCACTTCTCTTCGTTCTTCTTTTTTTAATTTTTCAGAACTTATATTAACTCCACATTTCTTTTTACACATGTATGGTGCACTCTCAGGGCTCCATAAAAGTGTTTGGAAAAAGTTTTCCCATTCGTCAGATGTATAGATGTCCTCTAGCTTTTCATTATTTGAAACAGCGAGGTGTTCATCTTTCAACCCATGCGCAGTAATCCACCTATGAACAGGCGGATCATCTAACCAACAGCAAGGTAGCATAAACCCATCTGAAGTATATGCTGCCCCTTTACTATTGTCACCATGTTTAGGACCTTTATTAAATAAAAATGCGAGACACCTTGGTTGTATTTTCATGAGATTTTTAAACGCTTTTATAATTGGTTGAATATCAGGTTTGGTATTACCCTCTTTTAATCTATTCCAGTACACATAACCACCGTCTCTGAGAGATTTATCTCTTTTGTAAATCATCTCCTTGCCGTAGTATTTGCATTCCTGAATAATGCGTGGTGCAGGATCAAAGTGATCTTTTGTATAAACGTATGTATTGAAAATACCCAGAAAGTTTTCTACTGGGACAAATATATTATTGAATGCAGGATTTACCCAGTGTTCATCATATGTGATGATACCGTGATCGAAATATTTGGGGAGTTCTCTTGCCGCTACAGTATAGTATATCATATTCGTACCCAAGAAAAGGTATTCGAACTGAACATCATCTTTGTGTTCTTTGTAGATTTTAAAGTTAATATGTTTTTCGAAGTGTTCACCAACACCTTCAGGATACACATCTGTATCACACAAGTCTTCTACTTGTTCTGGGTTAAAGAACTCTATAGCTTTGGGATATTCGGTTGGATGGTTTGATGAATATACACTGATCAGTCTTCTAGAGAAAAGTTCTCTTAAGTTTTTCTTTGATCTATTGTCATAACCATCAAAGTTTTTGTACGCTTGGGTAACCATACTTCTACCCATTACCATCGTTATGGGGTATTGGACATTATATTTAAAGTAAAGATATTTGGAATGGACGTATTTACTATTAATCGTATCGATATAATCTTGTTGATCATATAAACGATGTGGTACAACAACTACACGTGCACGAACACCACTTTCATTTAAGAGAGTACAATATTCATAACTGTACAACAATAAACCATCTACTGGTTTTGATGTAACCACAATGTTAATCATCGTCTATTCACTTTCTAATAGGTACTTGGAGAACCAAGCCTGTTCACGTTTCATCTCTTTATATCTTTGGTTGAACAGATATATTGGAGCGTCTGTTTCATCTAATACAGTTCGAAAGGATACGTATCCATCTTCCTCTGTGTACCGTTTTGGTATTGTATGTTCATAGAGGTATTGATCCATGCCTCGTCTGTAGTACAACAAACAGTACTCCTCGTCTTTATGAAAACGTTCAGTTACGTAAGATGCATCGCCTGCCCAAGATATAATAGAAGAGTTGAATGGAGTGTGAAACTCTTCACGCCAGTGCGCATGACACACTGTAAAATCTTTTCTTATAAAATGATTGCAGTCACCTTTGATGATTACATCTAAGTCGAAGTATATGTTTTGTCCGTCTTTGTATTTATCAAACATTTGAAGTTTATTGAACACACCATAATCGTCATCGTACAGATCTTCATCTATGCAAACGAACTCATCATAGTCTAATCCTGAGTAAGTGTCAACCATATGTTTAAGATTGTCTTCATACCACTTATCGTATTTGGTGCCTGTTCGGACACAAATCACTCTTAACATTACTTAACCCTTGTATATTGATCGAAGTATTTCCATGTATGGGGTAGATTGTCTTCATGGGTGAAGTGAACGAGTTTGATCTCTTCATTAAAGTCACCAAACCACGCATACTCTAAACCAGTAGCGTGGGCATATTTTGCGTTGAAATGTTTTTGCCATTGAGTGTATACTATAGGTGACATATTATCATCACTCAACCATCTTGTTTGCCATGCGTTAGGAAGTGTAATAAGTTCAAGTTGTTCCTTAACTGCATCTTCAACAAAATACTGTTCACCATTAACTGGGCCACTTGTAATTCCTGCACGGATATACAGACTTTGGAAATGCTGTGGATCTGACATAAACTTTTCGTAGATGTAGTTACAGTCTTTAGGATAGTATTTGTAGAACCCACCGTTAATAGAATAGTCTGGATGTAGAGTATCTCTCCACCAGGCTCTCATTGCAAGAAACTGACCACGTTCAACTGGGTAATCGAATACTTTCTTAAAATCGTTGATGAGTAGAAGATCAATATCCATCACGCACACTGGTTCTTCATCTGCAAGGTTCATCACAGACATTTTATTCCACTGTAGTTTTACTGAGGGATCGTATGCTTCTCGAATCCAAACGAGTTCGTAATCATCTCCAAGTTTGGATTCTAAATAATCTTCGTATTCGGGACCATACTTATTCCCGATTCTCACAACAAATATTTTCATGGTATAGTTTATTCACTTTCAGGTGCAGGTGTCTCTTCTACTGGTGTTTCAATTGCAGTAACAATGTCTAAAACTTCTTTGTAAGTTTTTGCCTGTCGGATTTTTCTTTTGAGATCACTGTCTTCACAGTTTACAACAACCTCTTGATCAAAAGCTTCGATCTTGAATTTGAATAGTTCTTCTGCAGTAATATCATCTTCAGTCATTGCCAGAAGACCGTAGATTTTCTTGAAACCAAGTTCTGTACTGTCAATAATACCTTCACGTTCGGCAATTAACATAACTTCTTTCTCGAAACCTTTACGGGCACGACGACGATACTCACGTGTCGCTTCTTCGATTTTATCTTCATCCCAACCCTCTGCAACGAGGTCACGATAGTTCGCATCCTTCTCGTCCACAGGACAGAAGAACCTACGGATTTTGTCATCTCCGCCACGCCATTCAATGTTAATAATTGTTTTCTCTTGGTCAAAATAGAAAACATCAATGATGTTGTTACTAAATTCCGCCATTTTCCACTCCTTAAGTTCTTGTCACATATAATCCATATGTGGATATCGTTGTTGCTACCCCATTTGGGAATTCTTGTGATCTGTAATCGTCTACGCCTACAAATCTAGTTGTATATCCTGTTGCACTCGTACCATTCAATCTAGTGTCTGCAATTGCTGAACCACATAGTGTTCCAGATCCATCAGGTGCTTTCAAAAAGTAGGATAGTTGATACCCTGCTTCTGACTCTGCTGCGTATTTTACAAATCCCCCAAGGAAATTGTCCCAAGTTGCGGCAGGTGGTGCTCTTAGATCTGTAACGCCACCAGTAATATCAATAGCGAGAGGAATAATGGCACCTGCAGTTGCGTCACCATTAAACCTATGTAAGTAATAATTATTTATGTCGATTGGTTGATCTAATGATTCGGGAATACCTGCTGATGTGAACAGTGTTGTATCCGCACGAGTATCAATGAAGATAGGATCTGCTGATACCAGAGTTGCACCTGCCAAAGAGTTGGAAGTACTGATCGTGTAAGATCCACCCTTCTTACCAGTATCTGTCTCTCCATTACCTGATGCGATCATACCAATCGCTTCATCAACAAATGTATCAATCATATCTTGTTGCGTCATCGCTTTGATTTCACCTGCTGTGGCATCCCAATAAACTGGATAACTGAGGTTCGCATCTGAAGGATAAGCTTGTGGTCCGTTTGTTGTCTGGTTAACGTGATCATATGTCAATGAGACTTGTGATATATCAGCAGTGGCTGCTTCAGCCACGTATGTTACGGTTCCAATTGATGCGGCACCTGCTTGCATTCTTGTGTCAGTCAACACATCTCCTGCATTTCCACCAGTCGCAACACGACTGAGAATAACAGAAGGGTCAAGAGAGTATTGATAAACCATTCGTTCGCAGACATCGGTTACCTGCGCCGTGGTCATTGATCTCATATCATTGTTTACTGTGTCCCAATATAGTGGCGAACGTACTGTCATATCGTTTCCTTACGCTCGTTTACAAGTTAAATAGTATGTGGTCAAAACAGTCTCAACTCCATTCGGAAACTCTTGTGTAATATAAGAGTCGATGTTAAGGAGACGTTGTAAATAACCTCTGGAAGATAGACCTGAAAGACGAGTATCAATCATCGTACCTCTTCTGTTTGATGCAGTAGAAGCTTCTTCGATTGCATAGACGATTTTATTTCCAGTTTCTGTCGCTGCATGTCTGATTGCAGGACCTAGTAACGCATCTAATTTAGTGTTATTATATTCTTGGATCATCGGATTTGTAGCATTTGTTAGATACATTGGTCTCACTGTTGGAGCAGGAGCAGTTGCAGAAATACCATATTGATAGAGGTAATATGTTTCTTCTGTACTAGGTCTGTCTCTCACGGTATCTGGTAATGCGCTTGCGGCAGGGAATGCATCTACATCGGCAATCGTGTTTATGAATATTGGATTTGCGCTTACTCTTACTAAGTCATTTGGTACTGTTGCACCTGCTTCTAAGATCTCGTAAGTACCTGCTTTTTCAGCGTTGGAAGAACCACTTGTTGTTAACTTAATAATTGCAGGTTCAATAAAAGTATCAATGAAATCTTGTTGCGTCATAGATCTGATGTTATCATTACTATCAATGTAGGTAGGATATACAATGCTATTAGTGTCTGCAGGATAGGAAGTACCACTTGCAGTTCCCTTAGATATGTGATCGTAAGTGGTTACCACCTCTTCGATGTTAGGTGTTTCATCCGCTCTAGCAAATCTATCTACTCTAGAAACGGATTCCCCAGCTTGAAATCTGGTGTCTTCCATTGCAGACAGGTTACCAGATGCGGCTACGTATGACAATGTGGCAGACGGATTCTGCCCGAACAACCAAATTGCACGTGACTGAATCTGTTCTACATGAGCAGCAGTCATCGGTTTGAAACCGTCACTTGCCCAATATAGTGGAATTCTTACTGTCATTGTACTTCGCCTTCCGACTATTATGCTTCAGGAGGACCAAATACAGTTTTTAATTTAGTGCCTGCAGAATTATAAATTATCAGTTTATTATCTGCCACTCTGATTGCATCTTCGATTGTCTCGTTGGAAGTTGCATCAGTACCTTCTATATTTTCTAGTTCTTTTCCGTCATCTATAACAGTTACGGTTCCAACTTTGAAAGCCATGATGATGTCCCTTTAATATCTTGCGGTTATTATTCATCTCGAAATTATTTATGCAATATGTAAAATGTCCACACTTCTGTTGCTAGGCAGTGGACTCTCCCCCTGTGATTACGCCGCTAGACGTAACTCAGATGGTGCGAAATTATCATTTGCACTTGTAGTTTTTGACCGAATAACGTAGGTCAACACGATAATCTCCACTCAACTAGCCCGTCTGTCGATCCTAGTTCATCCCCATCAAAAGCACACTCAGTAAATGTGTTTATGGTGGAGATGTGGGGTACTGCCCCCCAGTCCAGTCCGTCTTCGAATCGCTTCATCGATTACATCTTTACTTATACTCTATCATACTGCATTTGTCAATACCTAATCTATCTATTTATAAATAGTCTCGTGAATTCTTCGGCATGATTGATCAACATTATAAATCAGGAGATATTTATGTCAGAAGACAATAAAAAGACCATCGACGCATCTGCAGTAGCAGGAATGGATGTGAACGGTGATGGACACATTTCAGCAGAAGAACTGGAAATGCATTTAGAGTTCAAACGCAAAGCGCTTGAAGATCAAGATGCACAAAGAGATGCCATGAGAAACATGACATGGTTTGCTCTAATGGGTATGCTACTTTATCCGTTCGCAATTATCCTTACGTCATATTTAGGTCTAGACCAAGCGGCAAATATTGTTGGTGATATCGCACCTACGTACTTTGTTGCAATTTCAGCTTTGGTTGCTGCATTCTTTGGTGCAGATGCGATCCGCAAGAAATAACAAAAAAGGGGAGACCTTAAAGATCTCCCCCTCATAATATAATGTGTGGGGTGGATTTACTTATTACCACCAAGAAAGCACTTGAAGACTCGTGCAACTCACTTTCTACCCAGATGCAGGCGCTAACCCAGACCGCTAAGTCTCTTCTCTGTTACCTTGATGCCGTCCCCCGACATCGCTTCAGTCACCACGATCCCACTCCGTCGAGTGAAGAAAACTGTGTACCATCGGGCAAATCTATTAATAGTCCCGATGGTAAATGTTCGGCTGTAAGTCAAGAGAAAGAATCTCACCTCAACACTATTGGCGTACCGACATTTTTAAGATCGTTGAGTCGTTATTAACAACTCATATAAACATAATATAGTATTCTTTCACATTTGTCAAGCTCTAATTTACGTTTTTTTAAACTTTTTTTTATTATCCTTCCCAACGGTAATAAATGTGTGCACCCAAACGTCCAACTTGTTGTAACGTACGTGCCCAACTAGGGTTCACATAGGTTGCGTGGTAATGGGTTGCACCCTCAGTGATACCACGGTAACGATTAAACTCAAGCATTTGATATGCGATCAACTGCGATTCGTTCCACAGATCATCGTCTTGTGGATTGTCTGCTTTACCGTCACAGTACCAAGAGAACTGACACTTGTTACGTTTCATTTGACCATTACTATGTTGTTGTCCCTGTTTGACAACTTCACATATTGTATTGGGGTAACGTGTATCGAGCATACGATTGATAACTACGTCTGCAACACCAGCTTTATCTGCTAGGTTACTACTACGTGCTTCATAGTATATGTTCAAAGATAGACATACATGTTCTTCTTGTTCAAAGATTATTTCTTGTTGTGCTGCTTGCACTACTGGAACTGCAAGACCACTCATTACGATTGCACCTGTCATTGCGGCACTTATCACATTCTTTAACATTATTTTAACCTGCTCAATTTGATTCGTTTCTTTTGTACAATCAATGTACCATACTACTAAACACTTGTCAACCCCTTTTCGCATAAATATAACGAATGTAAGGAGACATATCAATGCCACATGAACTCAGATTCACAACAGATCCTAGTCTTGCAACGCACGATGACATCCCAGAAGAGGATGATGTTACACCTGCGGCACACGCAATCTTCGAAGCTTATTTGGCGGATGGAAGAATAACTAGCTCTGTGAGAGAGAACGAAGATGCAATCGCAAACACATACGATAGTATCATCACTTTTGTAGACGAGGCAACCTGTGACGCATACCTAGCCGAAATGGAAGGTATAAACGAATTCGATAAGAGTGGTGCGTCAAGAACCAATCTTTCAAGAGGTGATGTAGATTAATGAATAAAGATGAATTATTGAGTGCCATACAAGGCACAAACCCCTGTCAAAGAAACTGGGATCATTCCCAGACTATTCCTACAGAAGATGTCAATTTGTTATTGGAGTCTGTCAAACAGGCACCAACAAAACAGAATGAAACCAATTACAAGATATATTGGACAACTGACAGAACGAAGATCCAAGAGATCTACGAGAGAACACCGTACTTTGCAGTATACGATACTGATGGATCAACACCTATCAACGAGAGAGGTGAGACTCCACCAGAGTATAATGTAACTAACCCACAAGTAAATGCCAATATGATCATTGCCATATGTGATGATTGGGATCAAGAACTCGCACGAGGACGCACACATATGGTTGTTGATGATGATACAATCGAAGAACATCTCTACACGCATATTGTTAAGAACAGAATTATGGATATTGGTGTTGGTATTGCATTAGGACAAATTTGTCTTACCGCTAACTTACTAGGATATAAGACAGGAATGTGTTCAGCGTTCAACGAAGACGAAGTTCTAGGAATTCCAGATACATTCTGCAAATCAATCATTGGAATAGGATATCCTCAAGATGGTGTCAACAGAAGAATGCATCCAGATGTACTCAATAGTGACATCGTTGAAGAAAATATGAGAACTGGTGCACTTACTGATAACTGGATTTTTCCTTCATTCGTGAAAATGCCAGATGTAACGGAGATATGACATGGGATTTTATATCACTGGTACACGGAGAGGATTGGGTAAAGTACTTGCATGGAAGTTCGGTAATACGGGATCGATGAGACACTGTGATGTGTTCATCAATTGCAAACATAACGACTTCGATCAAGTTGATATGCTCTATCAAGCGCACGAGGCGGGTGTAAAGAGAATTATTAACATTGGTTCTAACTCACCAGATGAGACCAAGAGAGACCCCCACATCTATGCCGTTCAAAAAGCAGCACTTGATGCAGCTAATGATCAATTGTTTTACCAAGGTGTCAACACGACTAACATAAGGTTTGGTTGGTTTGACAGTGAAAGAGTTGCACACGTAGATGCAAAGAAATTAGACATGGACTATTGTGCAGAAGTTGTTCAATGGGTTGTGGATCAACCACATCGAATAAAGGATATTACAGTATGCATATAGATGTACTTAGAATTGTAGAAGAGATTGCGCCTTTGATGTACCAGATGTCAGAGGAACAAGACTGTCGCCATCAGATTATGCTTCAAGGTTGTAAAAATCAGAGACCAGAAGAAGAAGACTTCGACCCCTACTTGGGAACTCAAGGTTTCAAATGGTTAAGTGAGGAAGGATACATAGAGTATGAGTTCAGAAACCCCATTTATGATTATCTAGAATATACGAATAAGGTCATTGCGGATCTCAAGATACACCGAACTAGACTCATCTGTTTGAGACCCCAAACATGTTACACTTACCACAAGGACTTCTCACAGAGGATACACATCCCTCTTATTACGAACCCGAACTGTTTCTTGATCGTTGATGATGAACTTAATAGGTATCCTGCAGATGGTAGTTCATATCTCATAAATACTACGAAGCACCACACAGCAGTCAATGCGTCCAAAAGAGACAGATGGCACATTGTAGGGTGTACTTCACAAAGATAAAATAATGCTTGACAAGTTTGTAAGACGGTGGTATAATCGTTTTACGCTTTTAATACAATGAGGCTGTTATGAAAGAAGTTATTGAATACTTTAAAAATAGTTGGCAACAAGACTTCTCTAAATTCACATTCAGTGGATGGGAACTTCTTAACCGAATAGACGCAAATGAGTCAATACTTGACGTTGGTTGCGGATACAATCCTTTTAAAAAACATTTTAAAAACGTTTATGGTATCGATCCTGCGATTGATGCGGCAGATGAACTGACATCTATTGATGACTTTGTGTCTGATAAAAAGTGGGATGTTGTCCTAGTACTTGGAAGTCTCAACTTCGGAACGAAGGATCTAGTCAAATCTCAAGTCGAGAAAGCTGTTCATTATTGTAAACCTGGCGGGCGGATCTATTGGAGACAAAATCCAGGCGATAATGATCATCCCTATGATGGGATCGACACTATCACGTTTTTTGGTTGGACGTTTGAGGACAACTATGAATGGGCGAAAGAGTTTGGATGTAAGATTGTCGAAGTTAGGTGGGATACTGGAAATCGTATCTACGCAGAATGGAAAAAGTTATGACAACTCTTATTGTAGGTGGATGTAGTTACACAGATAAAGACTATAAACCATATCACGATCATAATATAAAGACATGGCCATCGTTTCTTCAAGAACATTATGGTTATGAAAACATGGTGAACACTGCAAGTGGTGGTTATGGTAATAGAAATATTGTTAATAGTGTCATAGATTCTATCCTAGATCACGAGATGAAAGACGAAGTTGTTGTATGCGTTGCGTGGTCAGAACCTTATAGATTATCTTTTATAGACGATCCAGATCTAGATCATCCTGTGTTTCTCTTTAGTGATGAAGAGTATGAACGTAGACTTACCTTCTCTGATAAACTTGCAGGATACTTTAAGTTCATCGAAGATGGTAGAAAAGAATTAATTAAGTATATTGTAAGAAGACAAAAGAAGATTGGTAGTTCAGATCCTCTTCAAAAGATGATTGATCTTAACAGTAAAGTAATCATTCAATCATATAGGAACAAGTTTTACCTTCAAGACTTCTGTTACAATAGAGATATACCTTTATTTCACATGAACACGTTCGATCCGTTTGCATTTGACAGACAATTGAGTTCTGAACTGTACATGCCGAACAATAAAGAAGCACAACAGAAAGCTGCAGATGCCGCAATAGAGATTATACGAGAGTCTCAGTACTTCAAGAAAGTCGAAAAAGACATTGGGTACATGGGGCATAAATATAATTTATATAATGATCTTTCGTCTCATGGATATTTCATAGACGACAATGGTAAAATAAACAGACATCCAAACCAAGAGGGACACAAGTTCATCTCTGAAAGGTTTAGAGAGTTTATTGATCTTGGAGATCGACTATATAACCACACGGAATCCTCGTACAGAGACGTTTTATATTTATGGGAGTAATTGATGAATCCGTTTTACACAATAGTACCAGATGATAATATCGCACTTAGCGACATCGATGGTTCAATCACCTACAGAGAATTAATAGATGCCGCCATTGTAAAGCGGGATCATTTAGTGAGCCTTGGTTACAAACACGGTCACCGTTTTGGTATCTCAGGAAAAAATGATATCAGAACATATATTTGGTTTCTTGCAGGACAAATGTTGAGTAGTGTGGTTGGTCTTCGTAATGACTATAGAGAGAATGATTGGGGTTTCAAAGTCCCCTCTGCAAATCTCAACGTAACAATTGATCTTGGTCAAAACGATGACGAGATTAAAATTGAACACAGACATTTTGATAAAGTAACAGAATGTTATAAAGAATACGCCGTATATTTTAGTAGTGGAACCACATCGAATACTTGGGGACAGTCTCAGGCTACACCAATGGTATGGGATGTGGATGATTACAACTGGGGTATGGGTATTGATATCGTAAACTATAATCGTAGCGTTATTAATCCGTATTATCGTGAAAACAATATGATTAGACGAAGTGACGACAATATTCAGATCCAACCAATGTCTTCTTGGATTGGATGGGGACAAGAGTGTACAACTCTTAACCTTATCAAACATGGACACACAGTACTAGTAGATGACCCTGAAGATTGGGACACACTGGTAGAACGACACAAACCAACATGGACAGTAATGTTTCCTATGATTGGTTTCAAACTTATGGATGTCAACAAAGGTACAGATCATAAGATTGGATGTGTTGAATTTTCTGGTGCACGTGTTACTGATAAACAACTTCAACAATTTAAAGACTTCTTTAACTGTGATCTTTTCGTAAGTCATTACGGAACAAGTCAGTCTGGTAACTTTATGCACAATGCAGGAGATGGTAGTAACCTTCAAAACATTGGTAAACCATGTGAAGGATTTACACATGCATATGGTAAAGACTTTGTACGCATTGGTAATAAAGGAACATTAGAAGTTAAATGGCATGGAAGTCCTCAACACTATTGCAATGACGATGGGTATTACGATACCAACGATGTTGTTGAAATGGGAGACGATGGAAACTACGTCTTCAAAGGACGTGCCAATGAAATGTTGATGATCCGTGGTGGGAGTAAATTACTTGCACCTACGATTGAAGACAGAGTACTAGAGAATTTTGGTGTGAAGGAAGCATATGTCTTCCCAGTACCAGAGAGTGATGTAGAAGGTAAACATGACATTAGTCGAGAGGAAATCGACGAT